CGGAGTATTTCAAGGCTGGCCTGGTCGCTGCGTTTGCGCATCAGCCAGATGTCAGAAGGATGCACTTCAAATGCCCTGACGGCAGCCGATCCTTCACCGTTTACAACACGAAGCTGGGCGTCATCAACGTCCCTGACCATGACGTGATCTGCGACGATGGCACGCCCCTGGTCACATACGACCTGACGAAGCTGCCGGGATACACGCCTGCGCTGTTTGCGAAGCCACCTATCCCCAAGCCTGTGGATAAGTGATGCAAGCTGTGGATAAGAAAAAGAAACATCGGGAACCTGTGCAGGCGAAGTTCGCACTGGGCAGCGTGTTCCCGCCTGAACTTCTGAAGCAAGCCGCTGGTGGCAGCAAGGCGAAGCACAAGTGGCTGAAACGACGCTATCGACCGAAAGGTGTGAAGAATGGTGACACGCCCCACAAATCCGAACGAAGAAAAGTCGCATCCTGAACGCAAGGCACCGCTGGACTTCGATGCTGTGAAGGGCGCAAAGGAACCGAAGGTGAAGCGACAGGAACCTGGGGCCAAGCCTGGCGCAGTGAAGTTCCTGACGCCGGAAGAACTGATCGAATGGAAGAAGGACATCGAAGCTGGCATCGCATATCAGAAGATGGATTCCCGCTGGGAACGGTGGCACGAATACCTGGATTATCTGAACTGCCGCTGGGACAACATCTATGACGACGACGATGACCATCACTGCAACGTGAACAGCATCTTCGCGAACCTTCAGGCTGAAATCCCGACCCTGTATTTCCAGCAGCCTGACGTGTCTGTCATTTCGAAGAAGCCCACGTTCAAGCGGAAGGTGCAGACACAGCAGGGGGAAATCGAAGTCAATGTTGACAACCAGTATGCCGCCAAGCTGCTGGGGCTGCGGCTGAACCAGGTCTTCGGCGACTGCGTGATGGAACCCACGGTCGAACGATATATCGCGGACGCCAAGGCACCTTATGGCGGGGGCTGGATCAAGGTCGGATATGGCTTCACGTCGGAGTTCGAACCCGATCTGGATCAGGAAGTCACGAAGACCACTTACTGGGTGGCCCGTGTCGATCCCCGCAATATGATCGTGCCGTGCCTGACCACGGACATGACGAAGCGGGACTGGACTGCCGAACGAATCATCAGGAAGAAGAAGGATTTGGAAGCGAATTCCTTGTATATCCAGGACAAGGTCAAGAACATGAAGACCGGCATCCCCGAAACCCTGAAGTCCAGGTTCGACAGGATGGGCCATCAGTATGACGTGAAGCTGACAGAGTTCTATGAAGTCCACGACCACAAGAACAAGTGCCTGCGCTGGATCGCCATCGACGGGGAACCCTGTGAAATCAGGGAACCCGTGAAGCGGAAGGACTTCGTCGAAGGCAGCGATTATGAATACATGGACTTGAACATCCCGACCGACGATTCGGCTTATGCCCTGTCGGACGTGGAACCTGTGATCGACCAGGCCATCGCCAGGAACAAGGTCAGGACGGCACAGACGAAGCACATTGAAAACTGGGGCATCACGGTGTTCACCGAATCCACCTTCTTCAAGGACGACGAAACCGAAGAAGAATGGCGCACGCTGGGCAACGGCATCGGCATCTGCAAGGTCAAGGACGGGGCGCTGAATCAGAACAAGATGACCATCGTTCAGCCCCCGTCGATCCCCGCCGACTGGTTCAATATGGATCAGGTCTATAAGCGGGACAATGACGAAACCCTGGGCATATCCCCTGCCATGCAGGGCAAGGTGACTGACGCCACGAAGGCTGAAATCCAGACGGTGTCGCAGTCCACGGGCGTGCGCATCGGCAGGCAGCGCAGGAAGATCAAGCTGGCCCTGGTCAACGTCGCGAAGAAGATGGCGTCCCTGATCCGCGCCCATGACGATGCAGCCACGGTGCTGGATGTGTCCGATTACAAGGAAGACGACGGATTCATGGACTTCCTTCAGAAGAACTTCGACTTCGACGGGTCTGTGGGCTTCCTGGAAGTGGACAAGACGGCCTGGCAGGGCCAGTATAATTTCGACTTCGAAGTGGAAGAAATGCTGGATCGCCCGAAGGCAGTCCAGGTGCAGCAAAGGCTGGCGACCTGGCAGTCCTTGTCGAAGATACCGCAGTTCATGGCCGTGCTGGACGACGAAGCCGATGCCCGCTATGTGCTGAACGACATCCTGATGCTTCAGGGCATGCGGCTTGAAAGCCTGTCGAAGCCTGCTGCGAAGCCCATGCTGCCAGCAGAGTTCGAAAACATGCTGGCTGACGGGTCAATCGGTGAAGAAGGGCCGGTCGAAATACCGCCCCCGAACGAAAAGGACTTGGATGATTATCACCTCGTCACCCACGGCACGCTGCGTGAAGAACTGAAGAAGGCGGTGCCGAATCTGATGAAGGGTGCGATGGCCGGGGACACGCAAGCCCTGGAAGCATACAACATCGTGAAGCTTTCCCTGCGGTTCATTGAAGAACACATGCTGATGCACAGCCTGTCGAAACAGAAGAAGGCGAAGAAGCGGGAAGTGCTGGGCAAGGCGTCGTCAGGCGGGCAGCAGAACGTGAACGGCCCGAACATGGCTGGCCCTGGCCCACGGATGGCTGCGCCGTCAGCTGAAGGGATCGCGCAGAACGCAGGTGCAGCACCGATGATGCCACCACAACCTGGGGGAACCGGCGCACTGCCACCGGCAGCGCCAATGATGGGGGGATAAGATGGGAAAAGTGAACGGCCTGAAGTCCACGACGTATGTGATCCACTGTCAGAAGTGCAAGCGGCTGGTGAAGAAGGACGACCTGGACAGCATCGAAGACATGCCATGCCCGCCGGAAAAGACGGAAGAAGAAAAGGCCGCCTTTGCCGATAGGCTGGCAGCGGGTGACGTGGCACTGCCCTTCATCCCGGATTATAAGAAGGGCGAGAATTATCCACAGGTCGCACCGAATCTGCCAGGTGACGGCAGGGTGACATCTTATGACGATTACAAGACGAAGTGCAAAGCCGCTGGCATCGAAGAAGTCGGGGCTTCGTATGAATCCCGCTATCGGAACAAGTGCCGGAAGAAGGTGGACGGCTTGAACAAGGATGGCACCTGGGACATGCGGGTGGATAGGTTGAAGAAGGCAGGCATCGACCTGACCTGATCGCTCTTTTAAAACAGTTTCGACACCATTGGCCGAACAACCGGCGGACGCAGCCCTGTGTTTCATGTGAAACATGGGGCATTTTTGTGTCCGCAAGGACTTGGCAGAAAGGATTTTGTTATGACTGACGAAACAAGGATTCCCGCCGAAGGAACGGGTCAACCGCCGGACACCACTTTGCCACCGGCAGACACGGCGACCGACGACTGGGGCGATGCACAGTCAGCGTTTGAAGCTGAACCTGACACATCGAACCTGCCGAACGCCGCCTATGAACTGCCGCCAGCAGAACCAGGTGCGGAAGGAACCACGCCCGAAGGGGAACAACCAGAATCGCCAGACGAAGTGAAGGAACCAGGTGAAGAACAGCCTGGGGAAGAAGGTGCGCCGTCTGAAGAAAAGCCGCCGGAAGGTGGCACGCCTGAAGCGCCCATTTATAAGGGCGTGAACCTGTATGACACCGAAGGGCTGGACACACCTGAAAAGATTCAGGAACGGTTCAAACAGATTCAGGCTTATCAGACGGACAAGAACACAGAATGGTCGGGGAAGGTGGAAGAAGTGACGCAGAACCACCAGGGGCTTTCGCAGCTGATCGCCCAGGTGGCTGCCGATCCTTCACAGTTCCCGATGATCCTGCGCACCTATCAGAAGGACATGGAAGCCCAAGGCATTCCAGTGAACATCGAAGCATTGAACGCGATGTTCCCAGACGGCACGAACAGACCAGCTGCGCCAGGCACGACGCCCAGCAAGGCTGAAGAAGCTGTGAAAGCCGCCGAAGAACAACGCGCCCATTTCGTCGCCGAAGCCGCCCGGATCACACGGGAATCGGAAACGGATGAAGAAATGGGGCAGAAGATGGGTGAATTGATCTGGAACATGCAGCAGCAGACGATCCAAGCGATGCACGGTCTGTTGCCGAAGATTGATGAACGCATCGATAAGAAGACGGGTGAAGTCATAAAGCCCATCCAGGAACGTGAACGTGCTGTCACCATCCGAAACGCATGGAACAGTGCCATCGATCAGGCGGCTGCTGAACCAGGCATGGAAGGTGTGAAGGCAGCGTGTGACTTTCCGAAGGATGAAAACGGCAAGCCGAAGCTTGATGCGAACGGCCAGCCGCTTCCCCCGCCGTTGATGCAGTTCATCTTCAGTCAACCGCTGCTGAACCAGTGGCGATATGCGCTGAACAAGAACCCTGAAGCCGCAGCCAAGCAAGGCATCACACATGCCACGCTGTTGAAACAGGCATATCAGCTGTGGTCAACGCCCGAACGGATCAAAGCCGCTGAAAAGGCGGCGCGGCAAGCTGCGATCAATGCTGCGAAAGGTGCTGGTGAACAGCCTGGGACACACACGCAAACCATTCCGTCAGACGGCATGGACTGGGATGAAATCGAAAAGTCCGAAGGCTATGTCGATCCCTTTACGGGGAAGAAGTACGGCTGACGGGGAAAGGAATTGAGTCATGAAATGTGGCGGAAGCGCAGGCGGGTATGACATCAATGCCACGACTGCAAGGCTGTCAGCATCGCTGGCGAAGTATGAATCGAAGATCAGCAACGTGATCTTCAAATCCTTGCCGCTGTTGGAACATCTTCAGGAAGGCAAGGAAGTTCGTGATGGTGGCCTGGAACTGGCCATCCATTTCGAATATGGCAAGGCGCAGGGCGTTGCCGATGCGGGTGGACTGAAAGAGTTCAATTACTATGAGGAATTGAACCTGACCCCGACCGACAACGTGAAGACCGCGACCACGAACTGGCGTTCCCTTGCGGAACCCATCGTGATTTCGTGGAAGGAAAGCCGTGAAAACGCGGCACCGAACCGTTTCAAGCTTCTGAAACAGAAGACTGAAAACGCGATGAATTCCATGAAGGATGAAATGAACGACATCTTCTGGGGCATCAGCGGCGGGACGGCGTCCATGATCCCGACTTCGATCCCCAGCATCATCACGGGTTCGGGGCTTGGATCGGGCGACACGGTTTATGGACTGGCGAAAGCCAGCAACACCTGGATGTATTCGCAGGAAGAATCCGCCATCGGCGAGTTTGCCGACAACGGATTGAAGAAAATGCGTTCGCTGTTCAACAGCTGCGCGGCCAACAGCCCGAACAAGACTGACGCACCGACGCTGGCCCTGACGGATCAGACGGTCTTCGAAGCCTATGAAGACCTTCTTCCGCCCCAGTATCGCACCGACAGCTTGACGAAGGGCGACATCGGATTCCAGCAGCTTTTCTTCAAAGGCATCCCTGTCCGTTTCGACAGGCAGTGTCCGCTGGATTCGTCCGATCTGCACCAGATTTTCTTCCTGAATAAGAAGTATGTGAAGCTGGTCGTGGACAAGGAAGGAAACTTCAAGACCTGGCCGTTCACCTGGATGGGGCCAAGGAACTTCTTCTGGGCCACCCAGATCGTGTTCATGGGACAGGTGATCTGCACGAACTTCGAATCGCAGGGCGTCGGTTACGGCATCGTCGTTTCCGACTAACCATATTCGCACGGCAGCCTGGGGGCCGCCATGGTGGCGGAGTCCCCCCAGGAACGTGCAGAAAGGCAGGTTGAAATGTATCCTTCAATAGCACCACACATGGGCATCAGCTTCACGGCAGATGCACAGAAGATCGACACGGAAGATTCAGCGACACCGCTGGTTCAGCCAGGCACGGTTGCGGTTGCTCGTTACTGGGATCGCGGCGCTGCGTTCGTGTACGTCAAGGCGGCTGCTGCCGTTGCTGACGGTTCGTGTTTGACCCTGGCGCTGTTGCACGACAACGCCGACGTGGATGCTGCTGCGACCACCAGCGAAAAGACGCTGACTGGAACCGGCGACTTCACGGCAAAAGAGTTCGAAGGCATGGGTGGCATGGTCGCCATCGATGCGGGTGGTGGACTTCACCACGGTGCGCATTACATCAAGCGCAACAGTGCCAACATCCTTTACACCGACAGGGTGTGGGGCGAGGCGCTGACCACGTCGTCTGACTACATCACCCACATGCTGAACGCGGTGAAGCTGTCCGATGAAGATGCTGCGGCAACGTATTTCGGTTGCGGCCTTGGAATCGGAACGATCACGTCTGGCCAGTACGGCTGGATTCAGATCAGCGGCATTCACTGGCGGGCGCTGTCGCTTGGAAACACGGATGCGACGGTCATCGGTGAATATGTCATCCCGGATTCGGTCGCCGGATACGTTCGCGGCATGACGGCGGGCGGATCGACGGTTGACGAATTTGCAAGCCATGTTGGCTTGGCGCTTTGCACGGATGCGGAAGCCAATGCTGCGGCAGAAGGTATCCCCATCGTCATCACGAACTGTGCGAAGTTCTGGATGTAAATCAACCATGTGGACGGGGGGCTTCACGGCCCCCCGTTTCACAGCGTGCGCCAGCGGACGGGGGCAGCCCCGATCCCAGCGCGGTGAAAGGAAGACAAAATGGATTTATTCAAAAAGCTGTATAAGCTTCAGAACAAGCGGGCTTATGACCTGATCGCCAAGGCTGGCCTGGTCGTGGACAAGGATTCGAAGATTTACTATGTGGATTCCGTCCATGGTGATGACAGCTATGGCGGCAGGACGATGTCGTCCCCGCTGGCCACGATTGCAGCGGCGTATGCGAAATGCACGTCGAACAACCACGATGTCATCATCTGCCTGCCCAGGCATGACGAAACCTTCACGGGCGTGCTGACGATTGCAAAGGCAGGCTTGTCGATTCTGGGCATGAAGTCCGGCAACCTTCGCCCGACGCTCGACATCAGCGCAGCAGCCGACATCTTTTCGGTCGAAGCGGCGAACGTAACGATTTCGGGATTCAGGTTTGAGGCAGCCAAGGATGCACAGACGGCAGACATCAACATCGCAGGCGCGTTCTGCAAGGTGTCTGACTGCGTGCATGTCGGTTCCACCACGTCGATCAATAAGGTCAACGTCTATACGATCACGGCTGCTGGTGATGACTGTCTGTTGGAAGACATCACGATTTACAACACCACAGTCGAAGTCGTGGGCGCGATCCTGTTCGAAGGTGCCTTCACGAACGGCACGTTCCGCAACATCGTGGTGCTGGATTCCAAGGGCTTCACGA